TGCTGGACTTGGCAAGAACGCCGATGTCGGTCAGCTCTGGTATCTTGAATGGGATGTCAAAGGTTATGTCTGATGTCCCTGAAAGGCCAAGAAACTCTTGTATCTTAACGATAGGAGTGTAAGGCGCAGCAGTCTCAAGGATACCAGACCGCTTCATAAGCAAGACATCCATTGTCTTGCTGCCACTGGCGTCCACCGTAATCTTGACTGAGGTAATCAAGCCAACATGGTTGCGCGGTATCGTCAGTGAGCCAATGCAAGTTGATGCAGATGGGAAGCCATTAAGCAGAATGTCAGCCCATTCCTCTGTGCCAGAAGCATTCTCAATAGTAATATCACCAGCATGAGAACCAGCAGCCTGAGTGCCATATGTCCCACTCTGGTAAACTTCCGCATGGTAAAGTCTGGTGAAGCTGTTCGTTGTGGCGCTAGACGCAGACGCACCAGCAGTGTCGATGACCTCAGTTATCTCATCACCTGTAGCGTTTATTCCCCACAGCTTAATAGATCGCGCACCAGAGCCATCTGAAGTGTCGGCAGCGTTACCACCAGCCTTGACGCGGAGTTGCGTCGCTCCTGCCATCTGTGGAGTCCGATAGGCACTGTTGTCAGACACGGGGACATAGGATGTGCCGCAGGCTGCATTACGACCAAACTGATGGTGAACGTGTGCCAGCCTCATGTTGCCACGGGCTATCTGTGCTCCCCAAGGCAGTGTGTTCTTATCTCTGAGTTCCATTACAAGTTCCCTGTGTGATTGGGGTCAATGGGCCAGCCATCCTCGCCTATTGTAACATCAAAGCCCCTGCTTTCAATAGACTGGATGTCACCAGAGTGGCAGGTCCAACAAACTGATTGCAGGTTGTTGATGTCATAGAACAAGTCAAGGTCTCCCTTGTGAGGCTTCAGATGGTGAACAACAGCCGATCTTGGGGAGTTTCTGCCGCGCTTGAGTTGCGCCTTACAGCCCTTGTGTTGGCATGTGTAGAGGTCTCTCAGCAATGCCTGCTCCCTGAGTGTTCGCCATTGCTTTGTGTTGTAGAGCTTTCTGTACTCGGCTGCCTCTGGTGTTCTCCATTTGTCCATCAGTGCACCATTGGCATATTATCTGCGTCATCAAGAACCATCTGAATGATCTTGCCAAACGCGACGACACACTCGTCTGCTGTCGGGTCTAAATCTTTGGCCGCAAGCATGGCCTCGCACACCAGAAGGATGACCCTGCCAACAACAACAGGATCAACCGCATCCATGTCTATCTCATAATCCATCACGGCCTCCAGATATGAAAAAGCCCCCACGCCGAAGCGCAGAGGCGAAGTTGGTGGCCGAGAGACGGGAGGAGCAGTGAAGGGCCACAATCAAAGCCTAGCACTCGCTCAACTCTGCGGCAAGAGCGATGTACGCAGCGCCATCGACAAAACTATCCTCATGCGGCCCGTTGACCAGCCTAGCGATTTTGAGCCACGCCATACACAAAGCCACCTGCTCGGCGCTGACATCCTTTTCCAAGATTACCGACCAGCCAGTAGCGATCCGATTGAAGTTCTCAACTGGCGTGCCATATTGCCGCGCGCGGTCATTGTTAATTAGCTCCGCTGCCGTCTCCAAAATGTCTGTTCGCTTATTGCTCATTTCCGTTTTCCTTTCGCAGCCAACTTCTGCAATTCAAATTTCCGCTCCACGATAAGGGCGACTTCCTCATCTGTCCACTTCGGGATGATACTTTCATCATAAATGCCCAGCACCTTCCTGCGATTTGCAAAGCCATAAAGCTCATCAATACAATGGATGCTCGCCAGCTTGTCGGACAGGCGGGACAGCGGGACACCCCTTAGGGGTGTGTCCCGTCCCGTCCCGCTACTGCCGACTGGACACCTTGGCTGTCCCGCTACTGTCCCGCTCTGTCCCGCTAAATCGTAAGTCATTGTTTTCCCTAATCTTTCCATATTGATGACTGTCCCGCTAACTGTCCCGCTACTGTCCCGCTCAATAAAAACAGGTCAAAAACAGCGGGACAGCGGGACACCCCTACTGTCCCGCTCTGTCCCGCTATCTATAGGCTGTCCCGCTCATCGAAAACCTTCGTCTCTGATGCAGAAATCAGACCCATATCCATCACTGACTGGAATGCTCGCTTCCATATCTTTCGTTTACTTTCGTCCTGCACATCGACCAGTGTCGCGTAGAAGTTCTCGCGCACCTTGCCGACATCAGCTCCGTTCTCGCCCATCGGCTTAGCCTCATCCAGAGCGTCCATAAAGCGCTTCTTGTGGCCGATCAGGCGCACGCCATTCCCCTTGGGTCGGCCATCGTCAATCGGCTCAAGCACCACGCTCTGCGTTGGCTCCAGATCAGAGCCGACAAGCTCAATCTCACGGTGAGCAAAGTTGAGCGGCATTGGCATCTTGGCATCCTTCATCTTGGTGAACTTCACCTCGATCTTGGCGACCTCATCTGAGCCAGACCATTTGTCCACCATAAACTCGGCATCAACAGCACCGAGCAGGGCCGAGCTGCCACGCGCCCGATCCTTGTTGCCATGCCCAGTATGGTGAACTGCCAGCACAGTGCATTCGTAGCTATCCCTGATGTCATCCACAGCGCGGATCGCAGCGCCCATCTCTTTGGTGCTGTTCTCGTCCGCAGCGCCCATAGCGCGGGCCAGAGTGTCGATCACAATAAGCTGAGGCTCGCCATGCTGCTGAACCATCTCGTCGATCACAGCAAGCATCTCCTCAACGCTGCTTTCATCTGTCAGCACGATGCTGCGGCTGGACTTGAAGAACGGTATGCCTCGCAGCGGGACTTCATTTGCCTTTGACCATGCTGCGGCCCGCCGTGCGAAGCCGTTGTGACCCTCGCCTGCAATATAGAAGACTGAGCCTTGCTTTACGTCATGCCCGTGAAATGACCTGCCTGCCGCGATGCAGAGCGCCATATCAAGCACGAGGAATGTCTTGCCCGCCGCAGGTGCGCCAAAGCACACACTGAACGTGCTGCTCTCCAGCAAGCCATCAATGATCCAGTCTGGCGATTTAAACTCAAGGTTGCCTAGAGCCACAAACAGAGGCTTTGGCAGGCGCACCTTGGTGAGCTGTGTTTTGACCGACAGATCGCCTTCATTCAGGTGGACGTCATTCCAGTCATATCCAGCCCGCTTTGGCGCTTTGTAGGGCAAGCCTGTCTCCCGCGCTGCCTTTAGGCCCGCATCATCGTTATCTGCTGCCACCACAAACGTCACATCGGGGAATGTCAGTTGGAGTTGCTCGGCCACCTTGGGTAGATTACCGCCGTTGAGCGCAAAGACGGCAGGGCGACCCGTGCAGGACGAGACCGATGCTGCGGTGGCCCAGCCCTCACAGATGTAGGTTGTGCCCTCTGGAGTGCCGCCCACGGGCGAGAATGCTGCATCCTGAGACATACCCTTGTCAAACAGCTTCTTGCCTTCTGGGGTGATGGTCTGCTTGCCGACCTTAACCATCCTGCGGCCATCAACTTTGAATATCGGGACGAGCAGGTTCAGCCCATCTAGCTTGGCTAGGCCTAGTGGTACGCCTTTGCGTACATGATACGGCTCAACCTTATCGAAGTCTGACAGGTTGTTGAAGGGAACTACATTCATGTCGTCATTTGTCTCTTTCGGGCGCGGGATGACGCCATCATCCTCCATCACGCTGTATATCGCCTTGAAGTCTCCGCACTGATTGCAGTTGACCTTCATTTCGCCGTTGTGGCTGTTGATCCAAAATCTATCTGTGCCACCACATGAGGGGCAGGGTCCGTTGTAGCGTTCCTTACCTGTAGGCTTTAAATTATACCTTGCAACAACCTGCTGGCTATATTCGCGCCAATGTAGTTCTGGGTATTTACTACCGCTTTGCATCTGCTATTATTCCTCCAATGTCGTGGTTGAGAACATGATATTGACCTCTATGGAAGGCGGGCCGATGCTAAATCTCGGCCCGCCTTTTTTATTTAGAAAGGAATTTCGTCGTCAAACTCATCCATCTTTGCTGGTGCTGGCTTTGGTGACTCCTGTGCAGGCGGAAGGCCAAACGGATCGTCGTCCTGCGCCTTGCCGAGTGGCGTCACCATGTCGAAGTCATCAAGCCCATCACCACCGTAGACTGGCTCAATTACCTGCACTGCGTCAAGCAGCAAGCTGATACCGCCCTCACCGTCAGGTGATCTTGATGGGAACGCGATGACCCGCACTGTGCCTTTAGAGCCAGTCCAGATGCCCTTGTCTTGGAGCGGCTGCTTGTCTGAGCCGATCACTGTTGGCGGCTCGTTTGCCTCACCGCTGCGGTTTGTGCCGTTCTTCTTGGCTCGAAACGATACCAGCCCGCTGTCTAGCTTCTTCATGCCAAAGACAGTGCCGAACTCAGGCATGGTTGTGTCACGCGACTTGCAGTCGTTGTAATGTGACTTCAGGTCTGCATAGAGCGACTTTGCATCTTCACTGGAGAGCGTCCAGCTAACAGACCAAGCTGCGCCCTGTGCCGTTGGGTTGCACGGCTCGCTTTTTTTCTCTTGGCTGTTGTAGCGATAAGTCTTGTCCAGTCTTGGATACTGGATTTCGATGTCCTTTAGCAGAACTTTTTTGAATACTGGGTTAGAAGCCATCTCTCTTTCCTTTCGATAGCAATGCACGGAAACTGCCGTGCTCAGTCTTCAACCATCCAATTTGGCGGATGGATCATGTTGAAGCTCGGCCAGCCAGTTGAATACTGGTCTGATCGCTTAGCTTCAGCAATTTCGTCTAGCGCCCTGAACATATGCTCTCGGCCAATCTCCATCGCCTCCATTGAGAGCGAGTGCAGGCATGTAGCATATGGTGCTGAATTTTCGACCGCAAGGAAGGCGAAGTGTCGAACCTTCCAGTCCGCGCCAAGCTCGGCAACGTATTTGTAGAATGCGGCCTGCACATCATAGCGCAAGTTGTAGGTCTGGCGGGCAAATTCACGCGGCGATGCGTCTCTGGTTGTCTTCACATCGCCCATCACGCCAGTTGACGGCACATAGATGTCAGGACGGCAGCGCAACTTTAAGCCAGTGCGGGGGCAGTCAGCAAAAATGCTGGCCTCCTTGATGGCAGACTTATCAGCCAAAATTTTGGCGCAAGTAGGGTTTGCCATCATGGCTACCGACATATCCTCACAGACATCATAATCTGCCTCCGTGAGCAGCGTCTTGCCCGTTGCCGCGCATTCTGCCTGAGCTTCCTTCCAAGCGTTACCTCGGCGCGTCTCTGGCCCCCTGACAACCCCATCAAGCTCAGGCTCAAGCAACATAGAGTGAACCGCCGTGCCAAGCTCCATCGCTGTCGATGTCGTGAAGCGCTTATTCTTCCAGTGGAACAGCGTTGAAGTGAGCACTGCCTTCACATCTGACGAGCTTACGCCCTCTGACGCGTGATACTGCTCGTTTGATAACTCATGCGTGATCATTCATAATCTCCCTTGTGATGTAGCAGAACGCCTCAAGTGTCATCTCTGCCTGATACTCGCTTGTGCAGTGCGCGCCAAACGCTGCATAGAGGGCCGTAAATGGCACGACACAGCGAAGCTCTCTGCGGTCATACTTGTAGATCACGCAGGGCATCTTGCCGACCGCGCCTGCCGCAGCCTGAGCCTGCTTCCACCAAGCATCCTTGCATCCAGTCCCGCTGGCATAGCGCTTGCACTCGATCACAAACGGGAAGTCTGGGTCGTCAGCCAGCAAGTCTCCGTGATCTGCTGCCCGATACTGCTCCAAGTCTCTCTTGAAGCTGATGCCAAGCTGGGCTTCTAAGAGCTTGCCAACCTCGCGCTCAAATGATGCGCCCTTATTGCGGCCATTGACCATCAGTCAGCCCTCGGCTGCTCTGTGTGAATGCCCTTAGAGGCAGCATCCCTCAAAGCGCAATGACGCAAGTATGTCGCCAGCGCCATGCCCGATTTCTCGGCTGCATACGTCAGCGCCTCGTGCTGCGCCTCCGTCAATAAAACCCGACTTTCCTTCTTCATGCTCGTTCTCCTGTAATGATGCTCCAGACCATATAGGATAAAAAATGCAGGTCAAGTCCTATAAAGTTGTTGACGGTGCTTTTCTTTCGTGTATTCTGCCTGTGTAAAAACAAACCAACCAAGGAAACGAACCAATGACTTACAATGAAGCAACAGCCCGCCTCGCATATGCAGCCGCTGAGTTAGCAAAAGATGCCGACGGTATTACACTTCCATCAAATCAGCGCCGCACTTGGATGAGAGAAATTGCAATATGCGCTAAAGCAATAGGCGCTGGAAAAGTTTAACCCAACGGGGCTTCGGCCCCGCCACCAACCAAACCAAGGAGAACGAACATGCAAACTATCCTCATCACAAATTATCATCCAGACGGGTACGGTTTCGCTTTGACTGAAGCAGGCGAGCAGATTTTCATTCCGCCATACGCCAGAGACGGAGTTGATCTTGAGCGCGGCAAGCGCTACCAAGCTGTTCTCATCGAGAACCATAAGGAGCATCAGCGCGAGCGCACGCCATATATGGCTGTCAGCGTCTTGGTCGATGAGCCTACCGCGACACCAGAGCCAGCCGAGGCTGCTACACCAGCGGCAGAAGAAGTAAGTGTCGAAGCGCGAGACGAGGTTATATACAACCTGATCTGCGATGGCGACTACACCACCTCGGCGGAGCTTGCAGAATACAGCGGCTTTGACAGCAAGACTGCTGGAAACTCGGCGCTGCGCCTCTTCAACGCAGGCAGGATTGCCAAGGCTGACGTTTACAACCGTGTCGGCCAGTCGCGCTCCAGCTTCACGCTGTGGGCCGAAAGCGCCAGTAAGTTCGTGGAGTGAAGTCATGGAGAAGGAACGCAAAACCATTCTGGCTCGCCTGCGCCGCAAGATCGACATTATCAGGCTGGACCAAAAGCAGCGCGGCGGCGACTTCGGTGGCCACGCATCAGAGTGCCTGATGCTTCTGGATATTCTGGATCGCATGGAAGAGGGAGAGAGCAAATGATTGCCACAACAGCCGCAGCCTGCCTCGCGCTTGCGATTTACCACGAGGGGAGATCAACAAGCGCAGATAGCCAGCTCGCAATCGCTGAGACGGTGATAAACCGAGCAGCGCACCCTGACTTCCCAAGCACCGTTTGCGAGGTGGTCAAGCAGCCAAGCAGACGCCCAATCACACGACCAGCCGCCTGCCAGTTTAGCTTCTGGTGCGATGGCAAGGACGACACGCCCCATGACAAGGCGGCATGGCAGACAGCCCAGCAGATCGCCGCACAGGCGCTCTCAGGCGATACTTTAGGGCATGGTGCGGTTTACTATCACACGACTGAAGTTTCTCCAGTTTGGGCAAAGGGACTTGATCCAGTTGGCCTGATCGGCGGGCACATCTTCTACACAGACGGCAAGTGCTTGCTGGCGCTCGGCTGCTCACTACGCCCCGTGGCGCGTCCAGAGGGAGAGGCAGAATGACCAAGCAAGACGAACTAAGCACCCTCAAAGACTGCATTGCATCGTTGCGAAAGGAGCGTGACGATCTGGAGCTGCGGCATCAGGGCGTGCGAAATTCAAGCGTCAGTTGTGATCTGGCGCTACTTGAGGAGCGCATTCAGCGCTACGTAGCGCAGGTTAAAGAGATTGAAGGAGAGCAATAATGGCACAAAAAACAGTAGACGCCGACATGATCGAGACAATCCGCAGGGGAGCCAAGGCTGGCCTCACGGCAAACCAGATCGCCGCCACGCTTGATGTGGTCGTCACCACAGTTCGCCGCCACGCCTACAAGCACGGCATAGTGCTGGCAAAGGCTCAGCTCGACAACAGCCCCGCCATCCGAGACAAGCAGATCAAGCAACTCAACTTGGCGGCGGCGGCGCGCAAGAAAGCCGAGAAGAAACGGCTGCTGAAGGTCGCGCAGGACTTGGCGAAAATCTCGAACCCGAAGGAGCGCAGGGAGGCGCTATATGGCCAAGCTCTGATGGCGTTTGAGCTGAAGCAGGCCGCAGAGGGTCGCAGAGACAAGCTGCCCTGCCATGCGCCATCACCAGAGGCACTGGAGCAGCGCAAGCGCAGAGATATAAAGAACTACAAGCCGCTGGAGATCGCAGGCATTACATTCGCCTCACGCACCTTCGCCGCCGAGGCTCTGGGCGTCAGCCGTGGAGAGTTCTCTGCCATGATCTCAGACAAGGCCACGCCGTTTCGCCGTCAGAAGCTCGCGCGGATGTTGGGCGAGTATAAGCGGAAGGTGGGTCTGTGACGCAAAGCAGGGAGGCAAAAGCTCGCCTCCCTCACTCCATTGCGGCAATCCACTCAAGCTCCTTCGCCTGAAGCTCCTCTGTGAAGTCTCTGAGGCAGATTGTTACCCTCGGAGCATCCGCCTCCAGTATGAAGCGGACCAGCGGGCCTTCATTTATGGCAACCAAGGCAAAGACATCAGCTTGGCTCTTGTTCCGACCGAACTTGTACATCCCGTTGAACCGCTTGCTGCTCGTCTTCACTTCTACGCGCAGTATTCTGCCACTCGATAGCGTCACATGCAGGTCACAGGCCCCGTCAACACGAGAAGTCTCAAGTCCAGCCTGCTCAAGCAGATAGGCGACATAGTGCTCGCCAGCGCGTCCAGTGTGGATGCGGCCCCTGCCTCGCTTGCCCAGCATCTAATCGGCGCAGCCCGCGTCTATTTGGCCAATAAGCATTGCCCCTGCCATCATGCTTTTCGGCCCGCCATCATCGAGCAGTGCCACCGTAAGGTCGTCCCTGCTCTTTATCGTGGCGTCACAGATCGCGCTCGTCTGCACGGTTGCGCAGCCACTGCTCAGCGTCATCAATGCGAACGCTGTCAGCACGCTTGCGGGTCTCGATGTAGTCTTCAGCATCTTTCAGGTCTTCCTTTTGGCTCTGATCGCGCCTGCCCTGTCTATACACGCCGAAAAACGCGGCCAGCAATGCTGCTGCGCCAATGGCGTATAGCTTCAGGCGCGCCAGAGAGAACATTAGGTTGCCTCTCCCCATGCAACGCACTTGGCGTCCTGCACAATCATATTCGGGTAATTCTCTTCGATCATCAGCCAGCCAAATGGAATGCCGCTCATGCACTCATCCAGCGTTCTTGTCGCTGGGCCTGCCACGCCGATACAGTGGCCATCAAGAGAGCAAGCAAGCAGTATAGCAGTGAACATCAGTTTACCTCCAGCCAGCAGCCCATGCCTTGAGACGCTCTCTCAGGATATACGTTGCCAGCAGTGCTATCATAACGCAGCCTGTCATGGCAATGATCTGGGCAGTTCCGTTGAGCGCCTGAAACGCCGCTACAGCGCCGCCTACTGCCGATGCACCCTGCACTATGCTGGCCTGCACGGTCTTGCTCTGAGCGGCGCTTGTACGTGCGGGAGCGGGCTTCTCAGCAGGGACAGGCGTGAGGAACAGATCGACCTCAGCTTCACGGCGGTTGATCAAACCCTTCACGACCTTGCCGCCAGCCTTGCGCCACATCCGAATGGATGTCGGGACACGATCTTTATTTCCAGCATTAAAATGCCGCAGCGCAGAAGACTTACGAAACGCAGTCGGGCCGATGTTGTAAGCCAGTGAGGTGAATGCCCCAAGCTCATTCTCGTTAATCGGTGCAGTAATTGCGGGTGTAATCTCCGCAAGAAACTTTTCAATGGTCTTCTCGAGATACCAGTCGGCCTCTGCCTGCGTGATTCTCGTATCGG